GAATAAGGGGTAGCAGAAATGTTACCCTTTTTTTTGTTATATAATTAGGTTAGTTAATAAATTGTTTATATATTTACAAAGTAATAAAAAAACAAGTTCATTAAAATATTGAAATTTAGTTAGCATGCCACATGCGGTTTAACATTAATGATTGTGGGAATGAAACCAATGCTATTCGGAACGGAGTTGAAAAAAAATAAACTTTATAAACTTATTTTTTGATGGAACAAATGCTAGAATAGCCAATTTAACTTATGGACACATAACTTCCTCCTTGAAACAGAACTAACTATTATTTCATATTTAAATAAACCCTTACAAAAATGTAGGGGTTTTTTTTTGCTTTATACTTAACAAAAAACTAATTATTTTATTATATAAGTATGCTAATATTGCAAGACACAAATAACGCCCAAATTATTAAATTTATACCTCGCAGATGGGTTACAGGTAGAACATATAATATTAAGATTATAAACGAAACTACTAACACAATCGCATATAATGTAAATTCTACAGGAATAACAGAAACCTTATATTATAATAGTTATTCTGCAGCATTCCCAAACTTAAAAGAAAATATATATTATAATTTAATTATAACAGGTGTAACAGTTGCAGGTATTACTTTTAAGGATAGAATATTTTGCACAAATCAAACAGTATCATCTTATTCTGTAAATCATAACGAATACACCGCACAAGCATCTGACAACGAATACATCACAATATGAAAGACAATCTACATATAGTAAGCTTAGCTTCTTATAATAGACCTAAAATTACAGAAGACCCTAAACGTGATTGGGTTAATTATGGTGAAGACAATAACTACTATCAGTATTTAATTGATCTGTATATTAATTCAACTACTAACCATTCAATAATTTCTTCGGTATCGCAGATGATTTATGGTAAAGGATTAGATGCTTTAGATAGTAATAAAAAGCCTGATGAATATGCGGCTATGCGCAGTATAATTAGCGATGAAACTTTGCGCTACATTACGTTAGATTTAAAACTACTAGGGGAAGCAAGTTTCCAAATACTTTACAAAGACAAAAGGGTAATTAAAGCAGAACACTTTCCAAGACAAACTTTAAGGGCCGAAAAATGTAACGAAGACGGTAAAATAGAAGCCTATTACTATTTTTATGATTGGTCTAAAATTAAAACTAGCGACCAACCTAAAAGAATATCAGCATTTGGTTTTGGTAATGGTGCTGAACCAGAAATAAAAATTTGTAAAAAATACGTTTCTGGATATGACTATTATTGTCCTGTAGATTACGCTGGGGGATTAGCTTATGCTGAACTCGAATCCGAGATAAGTGATTATCTTATGAATGATGTTCAAAATGGTTTTAGCGGCACAAAAGTAGTGAATTTTAATAATGGTATCCCTGACAAGGAAAAGCAATTACAAGTTAAGAATGATGTAATGCAAAAACTTACAGGCGGAAGGGGTGAAAAAGTAGTAATAGCATTTAACAACAATGCAGAAAGTAAAACAACGGTTGATGATATACCTTTAAATGATGCACCAGCACACTATCAATATCTGTCAAACGAATGTAGCAATAAACTTATAGTATCCCACAGGGTTACAAGTCCTTTACTATTAGGAATAAGAACAGAGAACGCAGGTCTGGGATCAAATGCGGATGAAATTAAGACCGCTGCTTTGCTTTTTGATAATATAACTATAAAACCATACCAACACCTTTTAGTTGATTGTATAGACGATATTTTAGCAGTTAATGAAATTAGTTTAAAACTATATTTTAAAACGTTACAACCCTTAGAATTTATTGAAACAGATAATGCAATAACTGATGAAGCAAGGGAAGAAGAAACTGGCGTTAAAGATGAAAATTTAACAAGTTTAAAAAGTGAAGTAATAGATGATGATTTTGCAATTATAGATGATCGACTAGGGTATTCTACAAAAGAAAAAGCTTTAGAAATTGCTGAAAATATAGGATGTAAAAGCTACCACGAACACGAATACGAAGGTAAAATCTGGTTTATGCCTTGTGAAAAACATACGTTAAGTAATCAAAAATTTAATGATGATGAAATGTTTATTGCTTTAGATGGTTTTGGTGAAGATGAAGATTTAGAAAATTGGGAATTAGTAGATGAAAGGGAAGTAGATTATGATCAAGAAGAATCCTTAGATAAAATGATAGGGTTAGCAAATACAGGCACAGCAAAACCAAATTCAAAATCTAAACAAGATAAAGTAGTTAATGAAGTTAAATTTAAAGTTAGGTATAGATACAGTCCAAATACAACATCGGCAAATAGCAGAAAGTTTTGCGAACTAATGACAAAAGCCAATAAGCTTTATAGAAAAGAAGATATCATTAGCATGGGTAATAAACCAGTCAATAAGGGGTGGGGGCCAAAAGGAAAAGCAGCCACTTATTCTATATGGCTTTACAAAGGCGGTGGAAACTGCCATCATAAATGGTTAAGGCAAACTTTTAGGGGAATAACTAAAGGAAATATTGCGGCAATAAACCCAAATATATCTACAGGAAAAGCCAGAAAAGATGGTTTTAACCCAGTTAATGAAAAAGAAGTATCAATGAAACCAAAAGACATGCCTAATCAGGGGTTTATAAATAAATAATTATGGCAACAGCTTTATTCGTAACAAGAAACGATGTAGTAAAATTTACTGCAATGAATGGAAATGTAGATACTGATAAATTTATCCAGTATATAAAAATATCACAGGATATCCATATACAAAACTATTTAGGTAGTAAACTATATGAATTAATAGAAGGTTATGTAAGTGCTGGCACGTTAGGTAACCATGCTAACGAATTGGCCCTTGTAACCGACCATATAAAGCCCATGCTGTGTCATTGGGCTATGGTTGAATACTTACCCTTTGCAGCTTATACAATCGCAAATAAGGGGGTTTTTAAACATAGCAGCGAAAACGCACAAAATGTAGAAAAAAATGAAATTGATTTTTTAATAGAAAAAGAACGAAGTATTGCACAATACTATACAGATAGGTTTATAAATTATATGAGTTTTAATGCTGCAAGTAAATTTCCTACTTATTACACAAATAACAATGAAGATGTATTTCCTGATAAAGAATCAAATTTTTCTGGATGGGTATTATAAGAACGTATAAACCAAAAGATAGTAATATTTCTAAGCTAAAACAATACTTAGAAAAAACATATAACAAAAACACAAAAAAAGTATTATAATAGTATGGCAAATAATTTAAATTGGGGAAAAATTTACTGTGAAATGATCACTAATGGTGGTTTTGGAACAGATACCGCTTATACAACAAATGCAATATTTGATTCATCAGGCCCTGCATGCTGGGCGACATTCCCTTTAACTGCAGATTTAACACAAATATCTGGAGTAGCATTTACAGCCGATACAACATTATATAGAGCAGATCAAACACAATTATAAAAAATGGCAAAACAAGTAATAGATATAGGAACAACTGCGAACGACGGAACTGGAACACCGATAAGGTCGGCATTCGATATTTGCAATGATAATTTTACAGAATTATATTCAGATGATGCAGGTGATGTAGGAAGTATAACAGCAACCGCACCAATAGTAAGAGATCAAGCAACTGGAGCAGTAACAATTTCCCTTGCAAATGCAGGAGTAACTTTTGCAAAAATGCAGAACGTTGCAGCTAATAGCCTTTTGATTAGAAATGCTAACAGTATTGGAGTGTTAAGTGAACTAGCTTTAGCAACTACTCAAATAATGATAGGTGATGGAACTGGTATGGTTGGAGCAGCACTTTCGGGAGATGTTACTATGTCTAATGCAGGAGCAGTTACTATTGCAAATGATGCAGTAGAACACGCAATGCTAGAAAATAGATATACAGCTAAAGCTACAAGTACAGCAACAGGAAGCCAAAATCTAAATGCAGCAAATGCAACAAGTTTCTTGCTTACTGGAAACGTAGCAACTGCAACCTTGACCATTCAAAATATGAAACTCGGTCAAGTAATAGACATACAAATGACTGGAACGTTAAGTAGTGCAGCAATTACTTTAGCAACTAATTTCTCAAGTACAACAATTAACAAAGTAGGAGGTACAGATTTTGATACTTCTGAAAAAAATGTAATACAAGTTGTATGTGTAGATGATACAGATAGTGCTGCAATAATAAATTATGCAGTAGCTAAATTAACAATAGACACAACTCCATAAAAAAATAAATATGAAAGCAAGAACAAATAATAACATTGTAAAAACATACAGTTCTACCCCTAAAAGTTGGGGTGCTGTTATATGTGGATTTAATACTTTTTCAGATAGTAAATTACAAACTTATGGATTTTATAATATAGAAGATATTAAAACTACTCATTCAGATTTTAATGAAAGAATTCATAATATAGGTGCTTTAAGTTTTGATGCAGATAACAACGTTTATAAATATGCTAAAACAAATAAAACATTTAATCAATCTGTAGCGGAATTAAAAACAGAAAAAATTTCAAACTTAGAATCTATATATAAATTTGAATTAGAAAAAACTGATTGGATAGTTACAAAAAATTTAGAGTTAGGGAATGATATTCCAAGCAGTACTTTAACGGCTAGAGCAGCTTTAAGAACAGAATGTAACAACCACGAAGGTTCTATAAATTCAAAAACAACAAAGAACGCAGTTATATTATACGATTTACCAAATTTTAAATAATGGGAATAAATAAAAAATTATTAAGTATTGGAGGATCAGGTGGAATAGATGGAGCTGCAAATTTTAATACTGTTTTATATCAAGGAAATGGTGGAAATCAAAATATTACTGGCGTAGGGTTTGCTCCTGATTTTGTATGGATTAAAAAACGTAATGCAACAAAACAAAACGTTTTACAAGATACAGTAAGAGGTATAGGCAGTTCTGGTGGTGCTAATATTTTATATTCTGATTCAAGTGAAGCAGAAGCAACAAATGCAGATACAAATTATTTTAAAAGTTTTGATACTAATGGCTTTACTTTAGGCGGTGATGACTACTATAATGGAAATAACCAAACGTATGTGGGTTGGAATTGGAGAGCGCCAGATTCTTTTAGTCATTCAGCAACTGGTGGTCTGTTGGCAAGTAGTGGGAGATCAAATCAAGCAGCTGGATTCAGCATTGTGAAACATACAGGTTCAGGCTCGAATACTACAGTGAAACATAATTTATTAAAAGCACCTGAGTTAATGATTTACAAACAATATCGAGATGTTGGAGGAAGTGGTAAAAACTGGGTGGTATATGCAAAACCATTAACAAACCAAAAAAATATATTATTAAATACATCTAGTGCAGCAGGAACAGACCAAGATAGTTGGAACAATACAGATCCAACAAATACAGTTTTTTCTCTTGGACCAGGGAGTAATTCTTATGGTTCACAAACTAATGTAAGTGGTAAGCTAAATATTGTTTACTGTTTTCATTCAGTCGATGGTTATTCAAAAATCGGTTCATATACTTGGTCACAATCTAGTAATACTGCCGGAGTTATGGTCAATGATTTAGGATTTACACCAAGATTTGTAGCGATAAAACGAACAAACGGAGGAGGGAACTGGCAAATTTATGATAGTTTAAGAGGTTCAGGAACTCAAAGATATGCCTTATACTGGGATGTTGATGATCCTGAATCTACGTCAGGTTATCAAGGTATTAAATTTGATTCTAATGGATTTTCTGCTGCTCAAGGAGTCGATGGAAACATTACAGGTAGCGCAGGACTCAATGAACAAAATGGGCAATATCTTTACTTTGCAACAGCTTAATGAAATGGAAGAAATGAAACTTTACAGTATAAATGGATTTGCACTTTTAATAAGTGCTATGGACATAATACCAATGTTGCAGATAGTTTCGTTGGTATTAGCAATAATATATACAGCAATCAATATTTATAAAAAAATGAAATGAAACAAAAGGAAGTTTTACATTATTCAGGAGCGGCTATGATTTTCTTAATGATAGTTTTTTTACTTTTATACTTAGCCAATAATCAAATTCCTGCTGCTAATAAAGATGTTTTCGTGTCAATCGTGGGAATGATCGTTGGCTCATTAAGTGTAGTCATAGCAACTATGATTGGAAAAGATGTTGATGAAGTTTCTAAATTACTTAGTCAAAATGATAGTTTAAAAATGAAAGTTGAAGAACTTGTAAAACAAAAAGATGCTTATGAACTTCAAATTATTACTTTGCAAGAAAATATAATTGATAAATTAAGTTTAGCAGGAGCAACTGCTTTTGATACTATTTTTAAATTAAAATCAGAACCTTGTGAGTGTGGTAAAGAAAATTGTACTTGTTCTAATAGCTAGTATTTTATTAGGTTGTAAAAACTTAAAGGTTGTATCTTATCAAAAACCAATGTCTAATGCAGAATTAGCAAGGTATATTAGATTGATAGAACATAGAAGAATAGTAAGTTTTGAAAATTATTTATATAGATTTCGATTTAATAGAAATTTTAACCGATTCAATTATTCTATTAATGATATTAATTTTAATAATAATAAACCGAATTATAGAAACAGTACAAATAATAACGTACAAACAGGAACTACAGGTAACACATTAACAACCCCAAACGTACAACCACCAATTCCAAAAGGCGACATAAAAACTAAACAATGAAAAATTTTAACATTAATGAATTTGACAGCCCAGATTTAATAGGATCAGGCCAAAGAATGAATAAAGAATTTCTAAGAATGTTAGATGATGCTAGGGATATTGCAGCTATACCATTTAAAATAAATTCAGGATATCGTACAGAAGCTAAAAATAATGCTATATATAAAAGTTTAGGAAAAGAACCTATTAAATCATCACACTTACAATGTTATGCAGCTGATATACATTGTAATAATTCCCAAGATAGATTAGTTATTTTAAATGCTTTAATTAAAGTTGGTTTTAAGCGTTTAGGAATAAGCAAAACATTTATACATTGTGACAATGATCCAATGAAAGTTAACGCTGTTTGGTTATACTAATGAAAAAAAAGTTTCAAGATACAGTAGTAGGTAAATTTTTACTTAATAAAATTCCAAACGTTGTTAGTTCTCTTGCAGGTAATACACCTGTTGCTTCTGTTATACAAACTTTAATTGGTGGTAGTGATATGAGTGCTGCAGATAAACAAATTGCTTTACAAAAATTAGACTTAGAAAGAGCTGAAATGGATAATGTTTCTCAAAGATGGGTAGCAGATTCAAAAAGCAGTTGGTTAAGCCAAAATGTAAGACCTTTGACTTTAGTTGTTTTAACGGCTTCTTTTATTGGCGGATGGGTGTATGGGTTAAAAGAACTAGAAACTGTAGTAGAACTCCTTAAAATTGTTTTTATAGCATACTTTGGAGGTAGGTCAAGTGAAAAAGTATTTGGTAATAAGATGCACAAATGATAGAAGCATGTATTATGTTAGGTAGTGGAATTTTATATACAATAGTTTTATATATTTTAAAGTAATGGCACAAGGATTAAAAGTTATTAACTATAAAAAAGTTTCTACAAAAAGAAAAGGAATACATGCAAAAACAAAGTCTAGCAAATTAAAAGCTAGTAAAAACTATAAGAAATTATACCGAGGTCAAGGTAAATAAGTTAAAAAGTAATTACCTTAAAAGTTTACATGTTAAAAAAAAAGCATGTAGATTTGGTGGGTTAGTGGGTATATATATTAACAATTAAACAACTTTTAAATAATGAATAAAAATAATAATATTATTAAAGATTTAGCAGAAAAAATAGCAAGGGATTTCCATTTAACAATTAAACAGCGTACAGATCAACTATTACAATTAAGCGCAACGTGTCACAGTAATTTAGGAAGTGATAGTACAAAAGAAGAAAAGCTTACAGTTAAGTCTAACAGTAAATTTATTTTTAATCAGGTAAAAGGTATTGATGAAAAATTAGGTAAATTATTAGTCGGTAATATGGATAAATGAAAATTAAAAAACCTAGCAGAAGTAAGCTAGTAAAAAAACTTGATAACGTATTTAGCCAATACATAAGAGTAAAAGATTCTAAAAATAGTATTGGTGCTTGTGTAACTTGTGGAAAAAAAGATCATTACAAAAATCTACAAGCTGGCCACTTTATGAGTAGAAAACATTATAATACTAGATGGGATGAAGATAATGTAAAAATTCAATGTGCAGCCTGTAATGTATTCAGGTACGGTGAGCAATTTTTATTTAGTAAATATCTTGGTAATAACTTATCAGAAGAATTATTAGCTAAAAGTAGAATTTTAGTTAAATTTACAAATGTAGAATTGGAAGAAATGATACAAAAATATAGCCAAAGGCTTAAAAAGTTTACTTGATTTTCTCTTGT